AACATTAGCACCAGCAGTAGCAGCCGCAGCCGTTGGCCCATATCCAATAAACACAGTGCTAGATCCGGTAGGAATCACAATCTTGTATTGCGTCGCACCAATGATTGTTGATGTCGCTTGAACAGGAGTAGGGGCAGACGAGGACGCTGTGAACGTCACCGTATTACCCATTGGTGTAAACGCCATAATACCCATTATTGACCTACCTTCGCTTTAAGAGCGGTAACTTCTGCGGAGAGTTCTTGGATTAACTTTTGCTGCTCCTGCATGGCAGCAACGAGAACGGTTGTTAATTTGCCATAATCAACACCTTGCGGTTTAATACTCCCATCTTCATTTACAGCGTCTTTAATGCCATAAGCAGCTAATGGAATTACTTCTTGCAATTCATGGGCAATAAAACCTTCACCATAAACATCGTCCTCTGTCCATGTATATGAAACAGGTTTGAGTTTCATCACTCGATCCAAAGACCCACTTAAAGGCGCAACGTCCTTTTTTAAGCGATAATCCGATGATGCAACATAACCAACGGTAGTTGCGCTTGGATGAGATATATAACCTGCTACGGCGGAGCTACTATTTAAAAAAACTACATAACTGCCTGTATAGCCAGATGTGACTGTATCTGTAAAAGTTGCAGCTACTTGCGATGCGCTGGTAAACGCTGTGCAGATTTTGCCGCCAAAAGATGATGTAACTTGCCCTACCAGCAGATTGCCGGAGGAGTCAAGGCGCATGCGTTCATCAGATGTAGAGACACTTGATGTACTTAGGCTATTATTTAGATAAAATGCTAATGCACCGGTTCCATAGTTCCCGGTCCTTACATAACCAATAGAGCCTTTTACGCCATACGATGTAGATTCTCCCGCCGCAAAGCCGATACCTACAATGTCACCGACGTTAGCACCACTTGAAAGCAAACTGGTAAGTTGCAGGACATTAAAGTTCTGGCTTATGGCAGAAGAATATACATTAAGTTTTGTATTCGCCTCGTAGGTAGTTGCAGACGATTTCCCCAAAAGCACATTGCCGGAGGAGTCAATACGCATACGTTCTGTGCCGTTTGTCGCAAATAGCAAAGAATTATTTGTTTGCACATTTATTGCTGGATCAACTCCCGCCCAGTTAGATCGTAGTTGAATTACCTTGGTGCCTGATCCATCTTCATTGATACGAATATAGCCATTAGAAACATCCAACTTAGCGGCAGGCCCAGTCGTCCCAATCCCCACGTTACTGGACGTGTCCCAATACATACCGCCGGTTGACAGCTTGGCAGGAGTGACGGTGCCATCACTCGGCGTTCCAACAGCCAGCGGAGTGCCATACCATACTTCAATGTTGCTTGTGCCGGACGGAGGAGCAGACGAGAATGTCAGTGTTGTTCCACTGGTAGAATATGTTGAATGATATTGGTAAATACCACCAACATAAACATGAATATTATTTTTGGTTCCCGGATCAACTGACAATGTAAATGCAGTAGTAGAACCATTTCCACTAAAAACATCCACATTCATATTAGTTGCGCCGAGGCCAGACTGAGAAGCAAACCAAGTGTTTGTTTCAAAATCAGCAACCAAAATTATCTGGCTATATTGTGAGCCAATTTGCACAGATGTTGCGCCGTTGATTGTATCGGTCCCAGCGCGAGAAACAGTCACCACATTGGCATCACTTGTCCATTTTACTACAGCAACCTTGAATCCGTCAGTTACCGTAGAAATTTGCGGCAGAGTAAAAGTGATCGCACCTGATCCTGTGCTGGCGCGGAACAAAGAACCACCATCAGCAGATACGATTGTATAATTAGCAGACTTGTCCAACACTTGCCGATAAAGTCCAGATGCCGCAGAAGCAGCCGCAGCCGCAGCAGAAGCCGATGCAGCCGTTGCACTATTTGCTGCATTAGTTGCCGATGTCGACGCACTTGATGCTGATGTCGCGGCATTGGAAGCAGATGTCGAAGCATTGCTCGCTTGAGTTGTAGCAGTCGATGCAGATGAACTTGCAGATGACGCACTCGATGCAGCATTGGTTGCGCTTGTTGCAGCAGCAGATGCACTGGCAGCGGCAGCAGATGCAGACGAAGCAGCAGCAGCAGCGTCAACAATCAAATCCCACTTAGCAGAATCAGTATTTGTTGATATTGGCCGAGAGCCAGATGAAGTATGCGCTGTTTTACAACGATAAATATTGTTATTTGACGTATCTTTTACAAGATCACGTTTTGCATATACTGTTGCAGTTGCCCAATTACCTTTGTATTCACCAATTTCTTCTGTCGCTACAGGATTTCCAGATGAATCAAATGTCAAGACTTTTGTTGCGCGAGATGCGGCAGTTGGCAAGATCATGTTGAGCGTGCCGCCATCCTCAAGAGCAGCAGGGTCAAACTGCGGCGCCTTCATGGTCCGCTTGTTCTCCTCGGCCAGCTGCTGAAGCATGATGATCTGGCTGTCTAGCTGGTCGTTAAGAGCAGAGGCAAGCAGGTCGCCTGCCGTCACGAAATCGGTGGTGCGGGAGATTGCACGCTGCCCCAGAATCGTGATGCGGTTGCCGCTATTGGCAGCCACCACAAGGGTCACAGATCCAGTGCCGTTGGCGTTGATGGTGACCGTGTAGTCGGTTGTCAGCGTGAGTTTGGTTGTATCCTTGTAAACGACGATGTCGGTCTGAGCGAGGATCTCGAAGCTGAAGGCATACGGACCCACGCCGGCTGATCCGGTGTAAACGACGCGCCGCGTCACTGCATTGATCGAATAGTCAGCCATGGTTCAATCGCTCCGTATGAGTTTTATACAACATTTATTTCTTCGCCGCTACCTTAGCGGCCAAATAGGGATCTTCCTCTAGCAAGACCTTTCGCGCTGCGCTGCGGTATTGGCTGACCGCTGCATGCAGTTTTTCAATCTGGTCATTCTTGGTCGGAAGGTTCTTATATTCCTCAGAGCTGATAAATTTCATCAGCATGGGCAGCATCGTCGTTGTTTCATCATAGCCCTTGTCGCCTGGCAGACGACCATATTCATCGAGGGTGTTGTTCAAAACGATGTGCCGGTTGTATTGATCGGCGTTGAGCTCGACGCCGGAGATTTTTTTCTCTGTCGGCGAGATGCCCTTGCCGAGGCGCATCATCTCGTCATCGACAGGATTGTATTTCGAGTTGCGGATCTTGACGGGGCTCATGAAATCCCAGGCCGTCCCGTCTGCCACCTGCATCTTTTCGCCCCACTCGTTCAGTTTGGGCGGCAGATCAGGGTTGAAGTAGGGGTTCTGTGACTTGTATTTCTGCAGCGCCTCATAGAAGCCCTGCATCATTTCCGGCAGCTGAGTGACGTCTTCACCAAAAACGCCCTTAACAGGGATCATGGTGTTCTTCTGCCAGATCTCGTTGTGGCGTGCGATCGCAGCCGGCAATGCACCACCGCCAGGCGCGAACGAAAGCACCGCGTCGCCTGCCTTGTGACCAAACAGCTTGAGCAGTTTGACCGCCATTTCGTGCTTGTCCTGCGTCTGCAGAACAGCGGCAATCTCTTGCACTCCCTGCAGCATAGGCTGCTCGGCCATATAGTTCGCGGTCGACATGGTGGCGGCGATACCCAGATTGTCGAGGATCTTTCCGTTTCCTTCGTGCTGGGCGTAATAGGCAAAATCTGCAGCCATGCCGAGAAGGCCTGAGATCGGGTCAAATCGGTTGTATGTGATGGACAGATAACTCCCGTCGTCCTGCTTGATCGACACGGAGTAGGGGAGGAGGCCTTTGCGCTCAAAGGCCTTCCGTGCTGTCGGATCAGACGGACCTGCACCGTTGATAATGACGTTGCCGTCGTTTTCCACGCCTGTTGCCATCATGGCAAAGCCGCCCATGATAGCAGATCCTGTGGCCACCTTTGCCATAGCGATGTCTGCGTCGCGACCACCGGCTGCAATCGTCTTGTAGAATGTCGGGTTGATAAACTGGATCGGAGACCGCTCAAGGATGGCGCCTGCGATGTTGGCCGGCGTCTTGAAGAACGGCACAAACAGCTTGGCGATCGGATGAGACATGGCCTGCGCTGCGTCGCCCATGAAGCCATCCAGATCCTTCTGGAAGGTCATTTCCTTTGCCGCGTCTTTTGCCGTCTTGACGACGCTCTCAGGCGGATTGTCGAGCAGCTCCTGCCTTGCCGTGCCGGCAATCCTGAGCGCCTCATCTGTGCTCTTGCCTGCGTCGATCGCCGTGTCATAGGCCTTGATCGAGCGGATCTCTGCCTCCTTGTGCAAGGCCATCCGGTAGCCAATGCCTTTGAAAACCTCGTCTTCAGCCAGCAAGAAACGCCCAGGCGTCCTGATCGAGACGCCGATCATGTTTACAAATCCGGCTGCGTAATTACCCTCGCGGAACTCGTTGTATATGTCGGCAGGATTTCCGGTTGTTCCGATGGCACGGCGCTGGCGTGTTTCGAGCTTCGACGCGATGTCTGCCCCTTCCTCCATCCACAACGTGCGACCGCCAAGGACCATTGCGTCCCAGAAACCGTCTTTGATGCCCTTGAGCTCGCCAATGGCCTCACGGAAATAAACGCGATCGGTGCTGCCTGTGAGGGCGCTGCGAATGTTTCCAATGCCTCCGGCGACCATGCTCTCGGCAATACGATCAAGCATGAAAGATGTATTGCCGAGAATGTTGGCAATGTGCGTCACAGGATTGGATAGCAGCGAGTTGATGTAGACCTCGCTCATCACGTCCATCGATTTGGCTATCCACCCCTGTTTGACGAAGGCGGCGCGTGATGCTGGGTTTGGCAGGGCCATGTAAGCCTGGCCAAGATATTCGATGTCATGAGCTGTCTCCGCGCCGAATAGCGTGTGCAGCTGCTCGGCGCGTCCTGCCAGGTCAACGCCTGCCAGTTTCTCTGACTGCGACAGCGCATAGAGAACGCGGCCTGCCTCAGATCCTGCGGCGCTGGTCTTGGCGTAGAGCTCGCCCTCCATCGACATGAGCTGCATAGCGCGTCGCTGGGCGGCTTCTTTGGCAACAGGGTCAGTGATGCTCTGAACTTTCAACCATGCGCCCTGCGTCTCCTTTGTGAGCGACACAGCGGCAAGGATCTCGGCGACGACGTCCTCGGCGTTGACCGTCTGACCTGGGCGCCGTTTCAGCGCGTCATAGATCACGCTGTCGACGTCCTTGCTGTTCGCCTTGTCGATCAGCGCCTCCATGTTGAGCGTGCCACGGCGCAGCTTCTCAAACAGGTCGGCGTTGGCGTCCTTCAGTTTGCCCAGATAATCGGACAGCGAAGGCAGCTCCATGTCGTCGGCGATCTTGGGCAGGTTGATGCCCTTGGTGTATTCACCACCAAAGGCTGATCCGATACGATCGATCTCGTCCTGCGCCATAGGGCGGACAAGCATTTTTTCTTTGGTGTCGCCGATAAACTGGATCGGCTCGTCCTTCAATGTTGGCAGCAGCTTTTTTTCTGCCTCAAGGATGCGGGCTTCGTTCTTTTTCAGCAGCGTCTTGAGCAGTTCCTTGCCGACGCCGGCAACCTGCACCGGATCCTTGATCGGGGCATTGTCGGACGGCGCAGGAGCGTCAGCCGGCAGCACATCGAGGTTGGCATCAAGGTTGACGGGTGCGGCTGTCTGGGCAGCGAGGTTCATCCGCTGGGCCGGCTCGATGGCATCTTTCAGTATTGCCGCTGCGTCGTCGCTTGGAATTGCCATCGTTCGGTCCTATTGTCTCTTGTACATGCGCCGATTGTCCGACGCTGACCGATGGGCAGCGTCAGGCTTGATTTTTGTCCTTAGCGGGCTGATCCTTTGGCCGTGCCACGCTTCCCGTTAGGTAAAGCTCCTGGCCCGTCTGATCCCGCTGATCCCGAGAGATCTGCTCCCGCAGCATTTTCGCCACTGGGCTGTCCTTGCCGTGCTTCGCCTCGGCGTTTTGAAGCAGTTCCTGCAGAGTTGAGGTACTCATCGTATTTGTCCCTGAAGATGACCTTCGTATCATACCACACAACCTGCGCGGAGGAAACATCCCCTTGTTTGTAAATGTCGTTCAAGACATCCGTGAACTGTTGTGCACGTTCTTTATAGATTTCCTTGGCCCGTTTCGGGTCAAAGCTTTCATCGAACTCAGGGATATACTGGAACCGGATGCCGGTCAATCCAGCGGTATCTGGTCCTCCAGCCCTGGCTTGGACGTTTACACGGTCGGCCTGGCGGGCATCGGTCACAAAAGTGAAGCCATCGATGCCGCGTTCATTCAGCAGATCTGTGATCTGGCGCAGGCGATCGGCCGATTGTTTGTTGGAGAAATAGACCTCGACGCCAGGGCGAGCGTTCGGATGGTTGTCGTCGCGCAGCACCTTGGAGCGGAATACGGCGTCCTGATCGTATTGCTTGCCCATTTCGACTAGGCGCTTGTCGAGCGCCTCTGGATTGAAATCCTTGCGGACCACCATCTCGACATCAAGCGCCCGCTCGTCGGACTTCATGAACCGGCCATAAGTGTTGTTGGCCTTATAGGCCACAACCGATTTATCGCCGCGCAGAACGTCATCGAACTCTGAGGCAAGCTCTGCCTGGGCATAGTTCGACATCGGTCGATCTGGGCGCTCTCCTGAGATCCCAAGCACATGCCGGTCGACCGGAGCGGCCAGCTGGTCGAACTCCTTCTGCGCCGCAGCGACCTGATCAGGAGTTGAATTGCTCGAGTTGATGACTGAACGCAGCTCGGCCAGGCGCTGCGGATCAGACGTGCCTGCACGGTTCGCCTCGAAATCGAGCGATCCGCCTTCACCTGCTTTGTTGGTCCATCCCTCCTTAGTCCACTTTTCCTTTTCAATGAACCATGCGACGGCCTGCAGATCATCAGGCCCAACCGTCTCGCCTGGGATGATGTTCTTGGCGTTGATCTCTTCCGACGCGCTGCGAAACACGTCCTGGCCAAAGCCGAACTCACCACCGACGCGGGGGTTGTCGATCGTTGATCCGGTCAGGTGTTTGCCGCCAACGGCCTTTTCTGCCGGTGGAGGAATGCGCGGAAGGCCTGCCAGGTCTGTCAGATACCGAGCTGCCTAAACGTCGATCGTCGCCTCGTTGGTGTAGCCGATCAGGTTGCCGGTGAAATTAGGCGTCTTAGGTGATGCGCCTGCCTTGATCTGGCGGAAGGTGTCGATCAAGGCGCCGGTCGATGTCGGGCTATTGGTGCCAAACAATGTGCCTGCCGCCTTGGTCAGCATCGGGTAATCTTGCAAAGCCGCAGCCATCGCGTCGTCTTTGTTCATCGTCTCTTCGTAACCGCGACGGATCCCAGCAAAGACCTTGTTCGGGTCTTCACCGTTCGCGATCGCCCGCTCATAGTTGGCGATCTCTGCGTCGTATTCACCGCGGCTGAAGCGGCGCATGATCTCGACCGCATTGTCCCAGTTGGTGCGGACGTTGGTCTGGGCGCTGGTCGTGCCGAGCAGATCGGCGAACAAATCAGCCATACCACCAAACTCATTACGCAGGCGGTTCCGCATGTCGCGGTACCAAGTCGCCTGGCTCAAGATGAACTTGGCCTGCTCGTCACCTTGCGCCGCACGCTGAACGACATCCTGCACGTCGCTCACGACGCGGTTAGTCATCTCAGTGCGCCAGGTCTCTTTTGTGTATCCTTCCGGTGGCTTGTGGAAATCATAGGCAGGCTGTTTGAACTTGACCTCGTATATGTCTTTCTTTGAATCATACTTGACGTCGTTCAGCTCGATCGGAGCCCATCCGTCTCCTTCTGGGTAAAGCGAACGGATCCGTCCTACCTCTTCCGTTGCACCGTCCTGGAGAACTTTGGCGCCTCTTCCTTTGAAGGCATCCCTGATCACGCTGCGATCGGCCGCAGCAACGGCTCGAGCTGCTTTGTCGAGGATGCCGCCTTCTGCGTCTGTCGGCGCAACTGTTGCCCCGGCAACTGTCCCTGCAGCAAGAGCTCCAACCGTCTTGCCTGGGTTTTCTGCAATATGATCAAAAGCACGAACTGCTGCAGTTTTTGCCCCGCCAAAGATCGGCAGAGCGTTGAGGATGGTCATGCCGAGGCCGAAAGCCAGATCTGTCCCTGCACCATCTCGACCGGCCTGCAAGCCTGTTATTGCGTCGTCAACGTGCCGCAGGCTTTCGTCCAGACCCATGATCGTGCCAGGGATCACAGCCATGTCTGCCGCGCCAATACCATTGGAGCTCAACGGATTGGCGCTGCCCATAATGCGTTCGGCGATATCTCGTGCTCGATACTGATCTGTCCCCATACTGGTGAACAAGTTGATCAACATGCTCTGACCATGCTCACGCATGGTTGGCGACGCAGGGCTGATAGTGTCGGTCCCGTATTTGTTGGCCTGCTCTGGGTCGTTCCAATCGACTTTTCCGTCAAACGGCGTGCCTCGAGCAAGTGGAGGAAGCATGTCCTCCTGCTGCGGCAATACAGGCGGGTCGATCTCAAGGCGCCCATTGTTGTGGAATACCTGTTGACCTGATCCAAATGCGCTCCAAGAGCGAGAGAGCTCGTTTTCCAAATTCATTAGTTGCTACCATTCTTCAAAAGGATGTCGAGAGCACTGTCGAATTCGCCCTGCGTGCGCGGGTTGCGATAGTCCTTGTCCTTTTCAGGCAATATCTTGCGCCGCTCCTGCTCCTGCTTGATGGCGCTGATCGGAGCATCAGGTGGCAAGCCAAACAGCTGACCAAGAGCGCGGGCCTTTGTCTCTGCCTTGTTGATGTCCATTGCCGGCGTTGCGTTTTTCTTTTCTGTTTCAATCTGCTTCTGAACAAAAGAAAACGCATCGAACGGTTTGCCTTCCGTTTCGGCCTGGCGCTTGGCAATGATCAGAGCATTGTTGATCTTGTTTACCTGCTGAATAGCACGACGATCAACGGCGCTCGGATTGATCATGCTGCGGTCTGGATAGCCCATCTCGCGCTTTACAAACTCCATGCTCTCCGTGACGTCCTTGTTCGACACGGTTTCGACCTTGGCGATCATGGCCCGCGCATCGGTATCGCTCAGACGCTTCTGCCGAACGAGATCGAGGATCTTCTCGTTGTTCAGCAGGCCGCGTGTCAGCTGATCCTCAAGATGCAGCATGAGGCCAGGCTCAGTGTGAGCCTGCTTTGTGCTGGCGATCTCGCGATATTTCTCGAAGCCTTCTGCGTCGTGCAGCTGATCCATAGCGGTCAGAGCCTTCTGCATGCCGGCGGCGTCGCTGGCACCATAGGCTTTCTGAAACTCGATCCGGTTCTTGGCCTGCGCTTCTTTGCGCTGCCGTTCGACCTCGTCATCCAGCGCCTTGTTGAGGGTCAGCGTTGCAGTCATCTGCTTGCGGACCTCTTCCTGCGTTTTCGTCTTCTGCTCGATCGACAGGCTATTCCACATGCTGGCAATCGACGGATCGGTCGGCTTGCCTGTCATGATCTGATTGTATTTTGCCAGCGTTGGCACGCCGCTCTGCTCACTTTGCGTCCATTGGGCAATGGTCGAGATTTTGGCGTGCGTGACGGCGTCGTTGAACTCTTTCAGTTTACTGTTGGCCAATCCTGCGTCGTTGATCGACAGCGACCACTGCAGGATCTTGGTTCGTTCTGACGCCAGTTTCTGATCAACCGTGACGCCTCCATTTGGATCGTCACCGGCTGCGACAATGTTGGCCACGTTCTTGACCACAGTGTCGATACCGCCCTCGACGGCAATCTTCTGCCTAGCCGTCTCTTTCTCAAGCGCCCAGTTGGAATAGGTGATGTACTGCTGCGACGCGACGGACGATAGAGATGCGCGGACAGATCCTGCCGTATACGGCGAGACGTGCGACACGCTGGATCCGTAACCGTCGATGATGTTCTGCAGACCTTTCTGGAACTCCAGCGCCGGCATGTTCTGCGATTTGGCTGTCACATAGAGCTCGGCCATCTTGTTGCGGGCATCGATCTCGATGTCGCGGCTGACGGTCTTCAGTGCGCCTTCACGCGCCGCACGTCCAAATACTGACGTCGTGCTGCCAGGAATGACGTTCTCGCCGGTATCGTGAGCGCGTTTCAGCTGCTCGACGGTCGGAGCATTGGCGGCGCCATACTCAAGGCCTTCGACCTCTGCGGCCTTCGCAGCCTCACCAAAGGCAAAAGTGCTGAGACGCGACAGATTGTCGGCGAGCTCTTTGTCAGCCTGCGCTGCCGCTTGGGCACCGACAGTGTTCTGCGGTTGCCACGGTGCTGATCTGACGCCTATGTCCTGATAACGCGGGAGCTCTGCCATCGATTAAACTCCCCTTGCGAAGCCAAGACCTGTCCGGCTGAACGGAATATTCCAGTCAGACGCAGGAAGATTTCTCGGTCCTGACGACGATCCGATCGGATCAAGAAGACCCTTGCCGCCCCAGATGCTGCCATAGCGTGCGATGCCCATTAAAACGCTGCCCACGGCGTTGATGGTGCCAGAGCTCTCGGCATTGTTTGCCGCGGTGCGATAGGCAGCAGCAGAGCTCTGACCCTGCAGGATGGCAGACGATGCGTTTTCCTTGGCCCAGTTGAACTCGTCGGCTCCCTTGGCAAAGGCAAAGCTGCTCAGATCACCGGCTGACCCTGAGAACGGGTCGATGCCACCAGCTGCGGCGCGGGCGTTGATGGTTGCGTTGGTTTCCCGCATGCGGCCCATGACCTGCAGTCCTTGCCGCTGATATTCCATCGACCGCTGATTGCCCTCGATCAGAGCATTGGTCGCTTGCAATCGATAAGCCTCTGCCTGCGCCTGTCCCTGGTTGTATTGAGCCAGTGCCTGAACACCTGATCCGATAAGGCCAAGTCCGGTCGTCAGACCAGACCATGTGATGCCGGTGCCAAAGATGCCGGTCGCCGCGGTTGTTGCACCAGCTGCCGCACCAGCGCCAGCAGCTGCGCCGCCGAAACCTACCGCCTCAGTAAGTGCTGTAAAGACTGGAACTAGAAACATGTCAGCCCACCGAAATTTTGTACTCAAGACCAAGCACCGTCATTTTGAGCGGATTGGTCTGAGTGATTGTTATTGCTCCTTCGCGGTCATAACCGAGAAGCGTGTCAATGCGCTTTAGTCCTGTGTAGGATTGCACTGCCTGATCTAGAACATTTGTACCGAAAGACCGAAATGGAACCTCGCGGTTCTGCACGTTGATGCTCTGCGTGTCGTAAAGATCGATGATGATGTCATAGACACGCTTCTTTGACCCGCGGATTGATCCTGCCTGCGTCTTGGGTGCGACAGGCAATGTCTTCATCGTGACGGTGTAATTGAGGCCGATCTGATAGGACTGCGTCGCAGCACGATCAAAGGTGACTGTTCCAGACGTGACCGTCTTGTTTGCCTCAATCAATCCGTCGCGAATGACGCTGACAGATTTTGCTTCAAGGAACGAAAGACCGGTGACGTTGGATGACGACCAGACGGATGCCTGCGACGCGCAATCAAGCTGCAGTGTCTCGTCAAACGTCTCAACATAATAGGCTGTCGCTCCGTTTACCGCTCTCTGCACCACACAGTATGCCGTGTCGACATCGATGCCAGCTGACAAGAATTTGCCGTCCGTGACCCACTGAGACGGCGCAATGACCTTTTGCGAACGCAACAGCGTGTAGCAGCTGATCGTGCCGTCTGTGCCGTTGACGATGAGCAGTCGATCGCCCTCGTCAGTTGACGTCGAGTTGCGGACGCACATCGTCGTCGGGTTCTTGAGCAGATGCGACGACAGCAGAGAGATCTTTGCGGCGGTGTATGCCTGCTCTGTGTTGGCATAAATGAACTCTTGCAGCGTCTTGCCCTGGCGCTGAATAAAGATCGTGCCGCCCTCCACGTTGACGACGCGGATGCCAGGCTTCGATCCGTTTTCCGTCTGCACCTTCAGAAAGAACGTCGACGGCGTGATCGGATCGTCGGTCGGCTGCGGGCAGAAAAACTCGGCCCCGATCGTGAACACCTGCAGGTTGCGGCCTGAGTACATGTCCACGATTGCGTTGTACTGACCTGTATCGGCGGTTGCCTCGACGGCCTCGTCGGCCAAAGCCTCGGCAGGGTCGAAATTGAAATAGTCGCCGACCTTGGATCCCCACACGGTCGACGGCCTTGTCTTGCTGCCACCGAAATAAAGGCGCCCGCCATAGAAACAAACGGTTCGAGGATAACCTCGCGTCGCAGACCAAACAGCCTCGTATCCTGTCTCGTATGTCCAATTGCCTGACGCGATCGCTGTCGTGTCGAAAAACGGCACGGTGACACGGGCTTTGACGACGGTCGTGCTTGTGTATTCCGTGATGCGGGCGCGTCCAAACGACGTTGTCGAATAAACGAACTGGCCGACGCTTGCCGCGCTGAAAACGGCTGCGCTTGCCGTCAGCGTGATGTTGCCGGTTGTGGCGCTTGGTGTCAGCGTCGCGGCAGGGTTTGTGGTCGCCAGCGTGAAAGCATATTTCGGCGTGTAATTGAATGTGAGATTGGACGCCGTCCAAGCCGTGTCTGATCCTCCGCGGAAGATCTTTATCGGCGGAAGATCCTCATGCACGACGATCAGCGTGTCATAGCTTTGCGTCCAGCACATGGTCGAGATGATGCTGGCCGTCATCGATGCGATGGCGAGATAATCAAGACCGGATCCGTTGATGTTGGTGACAAGAGCACCAGACCGGAAGACGTACATGCGGCCAGGCACAAATATCAGCATGTAGGAAACAGTGGTCGAGAACTCAAAGGAAACCAAGCGGACGCCCTGGCCGGCGTTCGTCGGGAGGGTGGCGACATATCGCGTCCCAGGGCGCCGCTTGGCACCGCCCTGCGGCTGCACGGTCACGTTGATGGCCGTTGCCAGGCCGCTGCGGTATTGCTCAATATCGGCGCGAGCACGCAGCTTTGGATCGAGCTCGCCGGTTGTGAAATCTGTTTGAAGGGTGACGATCTGCATGCGTCACCTCCCTTCGAGCAGTGGGAAATCCTCGAAAGCCTGCGGAGGCTTTCCGCCGTCGATCGTCGTTGCGGCACGCATCAGGCCACCGCGCATGTTCTCATTTGGCGGGCCAAAAGCCAGACTGTGGTAATAGTCAGCCTTGCTGATCTGATCTGTGACGGGAACAGCAAACGCCGACGCAAGAGCGGCCTTCAGCATGCGGACGAAATAGGACGGCATGCGGCTTTCATCGACCGTGTATTGATAGTCGATGTAAACCTCTTCGTGATTGCAAAAGATGGATGTGCCGTAGACCTCCCAGTCCTGATTGGGACGAGCTCCAACGGCGCCTGAATTGAAAAGAGCCTTGGGATCACCGAGGATGTCGCCAGGCAGAGCATAGGCATAGGCCCACTCGTTGATCGGCGCAGCATCAAGGCGTGCCAGCTTCACTTTCTTGATCGACCAGCTCCAGTCATATGTCTGGATGCAGGTATCGCGGATGGCGTCATAAAGCCGATCGGCAACCTTGGCCGCGTCTGTTGTCTCTGAAAACGACGAAATCGGCGAGGCGCCGAGCATGATCATCGCGTCAGAGCAGATCGAGAGTTTTGTGTCGCCGGAAGCCATGCCATCACCTCACAAGAGGGAAGGGCGGGTTTGACCCCGCCCATCGCATTAGTCGGTGTTGGTGACAGTCAGTGCGGTGACGTCAGAGACGTTGACCACCGTGCCGGTGTTGGTCATCACGACATGCCAGCCGGCAGTCGAGACGGCACCAGCAGAAGTCACAACCACATAGATCAGGTCGCCGACCTTAAGGATACCTGCGGCGCTGTTGAAGTAGCCGGAGGTGTCGACAGTGCCGTGAGCATCAGTCGTTTTGTAGGCGAAGAGCTGAGGCGCATTGCCTGCCTTGCTCTGACCGCCGATCGGCACGAGGCCGGTTGCATCATAAGCCATGAGAGAGAACTCCTTGGTTTCAGGGAAGGTGGGCGCCGGTCAGATCGGGCTGACCGGCGTCTCTTCTTAGGTTTCGCGAGTGGTGATCTTGACGATGCCGCCATCGTCAATGTTGACCGCACCAGCGGAGAACAGACCGTTCACCAGCCAGCTGGTCTTTTCGGGGATGTAGTTGATCTCCGACTTCATATCGATGCCGACAGCAAAGCCGACTGCGTCGCGATGGAAAGCAAAGCAGGTGCGGTCGAGGTTTCCGTCGATGGGCAGGCCGCCTTCAGTGCGGTCGCCGATCATTACGAAATTGAAGCCGAGGAAGGTGTTCAACTCACCCTTCACCAACGCCTGAATGGAGTTGAAGTCGGTCGAGGTGACAGCAGTTTCCGAAAGCAGGTTTTCCAGGCTGTTCGCATGGATGATCATCACGCGGCCTTCTGCAGGGACGTTGTTCTTGTCCATGAGAGACTTGGCGCGACGCAGCTTTGCGCTGTTCAAGCCGGTCGTCGCACCGCCGATCGAGTTGGCCACCGTCAGAGAGGTGGACGACGCGACGAGGCTGTCGATGATCAGCTGGTCCATACGACGGCCAATCGCAGCAGAAACGACCTGCACCAGCTCGCGGCGCTCGTCAAAGTTGACTTTGGCCTGCTGGAAGATGTCGGAATATTCTGCGGCGTTCCAGTCCTGCAGGGTGCAGGTGACCTGGGAATAGCCAGCGTTCATGGGGGTGACGTCGGTCTGGGGAACGCGGAGCGTCGCAGAGCCGGTGCCGATTTTCGGAAATTTGATGGAAGACCCTTCGACGTTGTTGCGCTGACGGGTGAGGCCTTCGAGCTGCCGCTTTGCCTGATAGGCCTGTTTGACCTCGGCGTCGAACAACTGAACGAAGGCGTTAGAGATCTGTTGAGCCATTGCTCTCTCCTAATGCCTGGTTGTTGGGGTTCGTCGCTTTGGGTATCCGTCAAATAACGGGCCATTGCTTGGGCGTTTACGGTCGCCCCCATCGGGCTCTGCGCCAGTTGACGGGCTGAAACAGGTATCCGTCGAGCAGTAGTAATAACCGAAATGGCGAGTTTATACAAGACCCCGCCATTCCGGTTGATATTTGTACAGGATCAGCCGTACATGTCGTTAAAGGCCTTCTCCACTTTCGAGCGGAAAGCAGGGTCGGTCTGATACCGAGGATCGGCGATCATCTGGTTGAGCTCGTCGCGGGACGGCCTGCTGGTATCGGCAGACACCTCGACGGGGATCCGCTGCATGTCGCCATAATATTCGCGGACCTTCATCAGGGCGTTCATGCCGCGGGCGGTGCCTCCCATGATCTTGAACTCCTCGAAATCGTCGGCGGACCAGATTCCCTTTTTGACCATCATCTGGCCCCAGTTGACCATCTCGCCGATCACCTTGTCGGCGTTCGGTCCCAGCTTGGCCCGCTCCTGCTCGACATTGATCTGAATAGCCTGCATCTGCTGCTGCTGCATTTCGATGTAGCTGGTGGCCAGCTTCTGGAAGGCGTCCTGGCTGATGCCTTGCTCCTTGGCCCAGCTCTTGAACGAGCCGAGCAGGGGATCGTCATCTGCGACGCCGGCAGTCTTGGCAAAGCCCACGTCATATTCTGCCGGAGCCTTGTGGTCGCCGCGGGAAAAAGCCTTTTCAAGCTCTGACCGCGCCTTCATGGCCGAGGCCACGTCAGGCACGCCGTCTTTCCAGTATTT